TGTATGTCTAGCAAGTCTTCGATAACTTCTCGACGATCTTTAGCGCTAAGTTGCATGAAAGGGATGAATGTAGACGAACCCAAAACAACAACCTGGCCAAAAGACTTGTAGCTAAGTTTGAGAATAGTGTCTTCTAAGTATGCTTGATAGTCACGAGACGCAGCGTCTTGATTAAGGAGTTCTCCATCAGAATATATTTCAAAAACACTAGGCTTAATACCCCGTCTAATAAGATAGTGTATACCCTTATTACTAAACTCTAATTCAACCTCTAATCCCTTTTTATTGATACTGTTCATCAACTGAGGCTTATTGATTTTTCGGAAAGGCTTACCATAAAGAGCAAAGCAAATAGCATCAAGCATCGTAGACTTGCCTGCTCCATTGTCTCCTATTATCAGAGTCGATTTATCCTTATCTAGCTGAATTTCTGTCCAAGCATTTCCAGTAGACAAAAGATTCTTGTATCTAACTTTTGAAAAATGAATCATGGTATAAGCTTTACCTTTTTAGACACAAGCCTAGAAGATCTATCAGAATTTTTATTTTCTTTTAAAAAATAAACTCGATTTCTATTGGCCTGGCGAACTCTATTAGATTGCGAAGTTTTTTGTTGAGATTTCATCATTTTCCCTTTCGTTCCACCAGATTGGTTTGTCTCGCTTAGTCCATTTAGCAAAACTTCGTTTAGCTTCCCAATAATAATTTCTATACGAGGTCAACGAATCACCTTCTACTATGCACTGCGGATACGCTTTCATTGCGGGAGGGGGTTCGCTGAAATCATCTGAGCCAATTTTACTTGGAGGGGATATTAAATATTTTTCGAGTTTACGAAACGATTCGTGGACTCTACCGTACCTATGTTTATACTCGTTGCACGTAGCAACCCACATGTCATACAGCCACAAATAGTTTTTAGCTGACTGTCTAGCCCATATATTAGAAGGATGATTGATATGACTTGCTTTGTATAAATTATCTTCTAGTATAGCGTCTGGATGAAGATATCGAGCAATTCTTCTATTATTTGAAGTTTTACCATACCAGAGACTGCCATCAACAACACGATGAGCAGTGCTCAACAGCTGAGCATATTCGATGCACATTTTTGACGAATGCTTGTCTATATGCATTTGAGCACAAATTTTTGGATCAGAATCTAGATAAAAGACATTCACTATTACTCTCCTAAACGTGAGTGCGTTACTGCGACTCACAAGCTTAATTTAAACTAAATTAACTCTTGTGTCAATAGCTATTCAATACTTATCGCCTCATGATAAAGTTCTCCTAAGAATTTTTCGATCTCATCTTTTTTCCCGTTCACTTCAACGTTTTCGATGTAACGCTTCAGTATCGTCAGAGTGTCTTGAGCTTCGTCGACTAGTTGTTCCTCGTCAATCACATCCAAATTTTTGTGATCTTCTACAACTTTAATGTCGGCAGGTGACATCTCCTGTATCTTGTCTAGATACATATCGAAAATATATGGATTTGTTTTATTTTGAACAATAACTTTTATATACGTGTTAGACAGCTCGCTGACATCTAAACCAGCAACGTCCTCCATTGTCATATTAGTATCGTCATAAAAGATTTTATGAAACATCTTTAAGGGATTCTTAACGTAAGTCATTTCACGTGTGTCTGTATTAAACACGGAAAAGCCTCTCACTTGATCATAATCAGACCAGGTCATTTCGTATTGAGCGCCTAAATAGGAAATGTTACCATGGGAAGATGGATGGTGAAAGTGCCCTGAATAAACAGCGTCAAATTTTTTAAAGATGTTTCTATCTAGTCCGTGATCACAAATTTGGCCCCGCATCATTTCATATCCAGAAATTTCAAAATGACCCATGACAATTTGAGCTGAAGTTTTTTCAAAAAATTCCATAGTCGATTCTTCGTTATCTGCACATATCCAAGGAGATAGGACTATCTTGCACCCATCCACATTCAGCTCTACGGGATCTTGCCAATGCACTGTCACATTGCTATATGAAGTATTTTTATACAGCTGTCTTATACTATTCACTTCATTAGTGTTCTTATAAAACGTATCATGATTACCTGCTATCATAACAAGCTCGATATCATTATCTGAACAGGGCTTGATAAAATGATTTTCAAAATTTGCAGCAGTCACAAAATTTATATATTTCCGACGATCAAAAACGTCCCCCAAATGAAAAATAGTTTTGATATCATTCTCTACTAAATACGGAAAAAATATTTCAGCATAGAATCTATGGAAATAGTCAGCGAATGCCTTTGAGTCGTTCCTTGCTCCCCAATGAGTATCGTTTAGTATCGCTACTAGAGCCATGACTACTCTCCTAAAAATTCACTTAAGTCGTGTTTAGTTTTGTTTTTAATTTGAGCCTTTTTCTTCTCATCGATCTTTTTTTCGTATGCTCGGACAAAATCGTTCATATAGTCATTAGCAAACTCTATATTAGTCATCTCTAACGAGTCACCACTATTGTCAGAACCGACCGCCGACTCTGTTACTATGGAATGCTCAATAACCTTGTGTTTGATGTATAATTGCTTCTTTTCTTTTTCTATCCTGCGGAGAAATGCAAACCAAATAATTTGTGTAAAGTAAGCGAACGGATTGGTAGATTTATTGGGATCAAAGTTATCTAATGCTTGTATAGCATTCTCTAGTCCATCAGAGATCATCTCGTCTTTATAAGAATAACCTGCAAAGTTTGGCTTACTTGCAAGCCTCCGAGATATCTGCAAGATACAATCTCCAATATAGTTAGGGATCTGTGGCTTAGTTAATCCATTGGTTCTTGCTTCTCCACATAGCGCCTTATAGTCTACGATAGCTATAAGAAACTCTCCATTATTTACGTAATTTTTAGCCATACATCACCTCTCAATAATTAGTCATTATACGGGAAACAGCCCTATAAGTCAATATAGAAAATAATTCATTTTGCTATTGACAGCAAATGGATATACGGGTATAATCCTGTTATGGCAGGAAAAGTAATAATATTAATGCCTTGTAGAATTCTTAGACTCAAAGATAATATCTAACATCTTCCTCATCTCATTAACACTATCATCAAACTCTTCTTGAGTTGGATCACTGAAATCATAAGAATCGAAATCGTCATCTAGGTGTTTGGACGGATAGCTATCTTGTCTCAGGAAGTTAACCTTTTCGTAAAAGTCGAAAGCATCTTCATTTGCTGAGTTTGCATATATTATATCTTGAGTGTTTATCCATACTTCATTAGTGCCCGAAAAGTAGAGCCACTCTCTAGCACTGACTCCCCCAGCGGATGGCGTTAGATGAACAGGGTTCCTCAGAAGGAAGTACTTGACTTCTGTATCTTCAGATTCTTCGATCACTTCTGCGACCAACTCTTCTCCAGTTCTAAGTTTAATATGCATTAGGTTCATGCTGACTACTCCTTTATGTCGATAGTATATACCTTGTAATCAAAGTCTTCGTCATTGTAAATTTTAATCCTTTCGCCGAAATGTCTGTATGCAAAGTTGACATATGTCTTATGTCTTAGATCATCCACGATATCATATAAAGTAGCGCTAGATTTGTTATCCCCTCTCCTGAGTACACGTCCTATAGACTGTAGATTCCTTATCTTAGACTTAGACGGAGATGCAAATATAATATTGTCTAGCTTTTTAATATTTATACCAGTTGAAAATGTCCCGTATGAAGCGAGGATAATGTTGTTGTCAGTTTCTTCCGCTATCTTTCTTACCTCTTCTCTATCTTCTGTCTTTACTCCGCCATGGACAAAGTGTATAGCGTAATTATCGCTCTTAAGCATCTCGTGTAGTATTTTACCGTGTTTCTCAACAAATTGAAATAAGATTAGAGTGTTTCCAGAAAGAGAGTGCGCCAATTTTTTAATGTAGTTGTTCCTAGCGTCATTGGTTACGATCCAGTCTATTTCGTCTTGATATGGCCTATCCTTATTCAGTTTGCACGTATCTTGAGGATAGCGTAAAACTAAAGCAGCAATTTTAAGGTTTGCTAAAGTGTTATCGTCCATTAATGTCTTTGTTGTTGTGACCTCGTATACAGGACCAAACACGCCTTCTAGCACGAGTTTATGTGTTTGCGTTCCGTCAAGAGTCCCCGTAAATCCGTATCTATATTTGCAATCAGGCATTTTCTCTAATATCTTAGTTAGAGACTTTGCTTTAAATAAATGTGCTTCGTCTCCGACAATCATGTCAAACTTTTCGAACCATGTTCTGTCAAGCTTGTAGATTGATTGCCATGTGGATATTACTATTTTTGCATCAACGTCTTTATCAGCCCCTCCCCTGATTTTGTGGATATCTAACGCTTCGTTGTTGTTGTAATCTAAAAAGTCTGATGCCATCTGCTCCACTAGAGATGTGGTAGGGACAATGATTAATGTCCTGTGATCGTCAAGCATGTGAAATCTAGTCATTAAGTATATAATAAAAGATTTTCCAGACGCTGTTGGCGAAAGCAGCAATCCTCTATCTCGTTTCAGCGCATAGACGACTGCATCGTTTTGATAGTCTCTCGGAATATACTTTGCGTTTACGTGTTCTGCTATATTGTATCCCTCTTCAGGATCTACGTTTTCGTCGGGAATTAACTGAGGATCGATATCACACACATATTCACGATTGTTACAAAAACTTACGATATAGGGAACAAGCCCTGCGTAAATTACGCCCGTCATAGTGTTGAGTAGTCTTATCTTTCCGTCCCATACTTTATTTCTGTAAGACGGCATAAACTTATAGCCAGGTACAAAGAATGTGAAATACTCAGACATCTCCATCTTAACACCAGGATCTGCGACAACCCTAACATGAATGTCATTGATTTTTTCAATGTACACCTTATCTCTCATGCAACCCCACTTCTAAATTTTTCGTAATCGACGATAGTCTTTAACTGATAACCCCTATTGTTGATCATTTTAATTATGGACTCTAAATATTCTACCTTTTGATCTTGCCGACCAACTTTTAAAGAGTACTCGATAATATCTGAATCAGATTCTATATATGTAGGAATGTCTTGACGGAGGATCTTTAATAGTTGAGGTTCCCAGCCATGTTCATTAAGCTCTTCTGAGCTTAGCTCTCCTTTATAGTATTCTGTTTTTAATTTGACAAACTGTTTGTAATCTGCTTTGATCTTCTTGAGGAGATATCCTTCTCCCATGTAAATTTTAAAATACTTGTTGTGCAGCTTTGGAATGCAAGCGCTTTCATATGCTATGTTAGTCATATCAATCTCACAATCACTTTCCCATTCTTTGATTATATCTTCAACTCTCATGCACATCTCCATAGACAAAATTAAACACACATTATAACATAAAACAAATCACTATACAATTGTATACGAGTCGAATCTAAACTGTACATCAAATGTTGGAGGGACAACGTCCGTGTCTCTTGTGTTCATTTGAATACTTGAGATTGATACCGGAAATACGTTTATAAACTTAACTTCTATGTTGGCGTTTTTATTACTATCCATAATAAAAAGAGACATATCTGAAATTATATTCTGTCGACTTTGTTCTAGTGCGCTGTACTGAGAATATGCTTCTGGGAATGTTAGTGCCACTAACCATTCGGATACTTCTCGGAAAGCAGACAAATTTTCATCAGCTAAAACAGTGACAGTTAGATCATCATACTCAAGCTTAACACTGGGGAAAGGTAATGCTTTAAATGGAGTTGCTTGAGATGCTGGAGTTGTATTAAAACCCGGTATGTTTATTGCCTGTACATAAAATCTCGTTTCTGGCAGCCTTTCTATCGCTAGGCTAAATTCTATAGGGGATAAAAAATTAGGTATGGACATACTTTCTAATCTCGATTGTTTGCGTATGTATTATTTATAAGCAAAAAAAAGGGAGACCGAAGTCTCCCTTAAAGATGTCCCTTTTGGGATTCTTATTGTATTACAGCAGGTTGGTTACTGAAACTCGACGATAGTACACGTTAGAGTTTTGAGCCAATTGGCCATCATTGGCGGCTGCGCCACCTTTAGCAAAGGGATTCATAATCATGCCGTAACGAGTCTTGAAGCCCAGCTTGCTTTGGAAGCTGTTCTCGCCAACCGCACGTACCATCTGGAGAGGGACGTATGGGCAATAGAATAAACCAGCATCAAAAGTGCTAGAACCTTTGTAGCCAACAACCATGTAGTTAGCACCTGCATACGGATCGATATAAACTCGGAATCGACCGTTAAGTACGCCAGCAAAAGTGTTGCCAGTGTCGTCAGGGTTCAAGTTGTTTGCGTTCAAAGCGGGGGTGTAATCAAGAACACCAGCCATCTGAAGAGCGGAAGCTACGTCAGAAGAACAGATGATCATGTTACCTTTACCACGACGAGTAGCTTTAGCAATTGCGTTAGCTTCTTTCTCGATTTGGAACATCAAGCCTTTGAACTTTTCAACTGACCATCGACCGTTAGCGTCAACGTCAAGATTGAAAGTACCATTGCTAGCAACGCCACCTTGTGCGCCAGCAACGGCTACTTGATACACGTTACGAACAACTTCACGATTAATTTCAGCGAGGAGTTCGGCTGAAAGCATGTTAGCGAGTTCTTGTTCAGCGTCAAGTCCGTGGATAGCTTTAAGATCTTGTGCCAATTCAGTTGTGTATTCTGCTTTCAGAGCACGGCTCTTAGCAGTAACAGCTACTTTATCGATTGAAAAAGACATTTCAGCAAACTGGCCTTCAGCGGTAACGCCTGAACCAAGCGCTTCGGCTTGAGCAGTAGTCAGACCTGTTGATTCAAGAGTATCAGAACCAGCAGTACCAAGAGCATTTCCTTGAGTGCCGTCAGTGTCATTATCACCGATGTTTGCAGAGAAGTCTATATCGGCTTCGTTATACATTGCTTCTGCCGGAGTGAACGCACTGCTATCATCACGACTAGGTGCTTGGTACTTAGAACGCATGGCAAAGATCAGACCGGTAGGACCAGTCATAGGCTGAACACCACAAATATCATAAGCGATAAGATTAGGCATTGCCCGACGTACTAAAGAAATTAATACGGGATCGTAACCAGCACGACCGCCGGTTCCAGAGGCGCCGCCAGTAAAACCGCCGTCGCCAGCTGATGTGCTAGGGGCAGCTTCAAGTAAAGACTGTTGTCCGCCAAATCCGCTTTCTTCACGAATAGCGTTTTCTGTGTTTTCTAAAAGAGTGGCTGTTACCGCCATTCGATGTCGATCGGAAATACCGGGAAGAGCAGAATGCTCAAGCACTGGCTTCCATTTTTGAAGTAATTCTTCATTTCGCATAGGAGTTCTCCTTATTTGAGATTGCTTATTAACTATTTATACAAATTAAGTTTTTGCTGCAAAGCGGTCTATAGACTGAACATACGCAGCTACAGAAGGATCTGCATAGGCGATAGTTTCTGTCTCTTCTTGCAGAAGGTCGTCAGATTGCTCTTCTTCTGATGCAGGCTGAACAGATTCAGATACGAACTGATCACGGATGATCGTCAGTTTCTGAGAAAACTCTTCAACTGTTTCATAAGAAACACCTTCTGAAAGAACACGAAGCTTTTCAGCTTGAGTATCCGTTAGTTCTTCGACAACCTCTTTGAACGCTAGTTCACGCTCTAGAGAGTCTTTTTCTTTACGAGCTTCAATTAACTGTTCAAAAATTTCGTTGTATTCGTTAGTGCTCTGCTCAAGCTTTTCTTCAAGACCAGAAACGATTTCAACTTCTTCTTCGTCCAGTTGTAGATTGTGTTCTGAAGCAAGACTCTTAATACCTTCGAGTAATGATTCAGCAACTTCTACTCTGATGTTGGATTCGACAGCAACTTCGTTGTCGGTCATCCAAGATTCTACAACGTAATCGAGATAGGAATCAACTTTCTCTACAATGTCGTTTACTGCAAGTTCGACCTGCTCGTCAAGATCTTTAGTGAACTTTTCTTCCAGTTCTTCTTGGACCGCAACGATTTTTTCTTGTACAGCAGCTTCGAAAATAGCAACAGTTCGTTGCTTAAATTCTTCTGAAAGGTCAGATCCCTCGAAAATACCTTCGATAGATTCTTTCATACCTTTCTTGTCTGCCCGGCGAGGAGCTGCTTTAACGCCCTCTGTACCTTGTGGAGTTTTAACATCGTCTTCGATCTCGTCTTGCTTTGGGTCGACCTTAGTCATCTTGTCGGCCTTACGTTTAGCAGGGGTACCGCCAGCTGGCGCTACTGGATCAGCAGATTCAGAATCCTCTCCATCGGCCTTGACCTCAACGAGATCTAAGTCCTCAGCGTATTGTTCTTCACTCATATGAATTCTCCTTATTAACTGTTATAAGTTATCAGTTATTTATAAAAACTACACTTTTGTTAACGATGAGATGAACTTCTCAAATAGAGCCCCAGCTTTTGCTTCCAGCTCTTTAGAAGAAACTCGTGCAGTTTCTTTGATTTCCTGTTCTATTTGGTCGAAGACATTAGCCTGCGTCCAGTTAGATGATGCTACGTCGTAAATCCAATCAACACCTTCCATCACACCCTTAACGAATGCGTCTGGAGCAGAAGGGTCCGCAACAATATCCCCTGCTGTAGCTAGCATGAAATCTTTTTGAACCTCCATAATGCCTTTTTTGTTTTGCTTAATAGAACCCATACCACGAGAAGAAATACCAATAACAGCTCCCTCATCTATAAGATTCTTTACTATGTTCCCCATTGGAGTTCCCATAATCTTTGCACGCCCTACGACATTACTGCCTTCTGTGCGTAATTCGGTAAACATATGAGAAACCCTGTCGAGGTTGATGGTCGGTCCGGCGGGATGACCTAATTCGCCGTAAGCACGGTTTTGCTCAACATAGTTTTTTATGTAACGAGACGTTTCTTTGAACAAAACTTCTGATGGGTAAACCCGGCCATTTCTGTTCTTGATATCTCCTTGCATAATAATACCTTCGATGAAGTATGACTTATCGCCGGTCTCATTTTCCTCAGTAATATAGCTTACTTCTTCTGCAATATCTTTAATTAGCAGCGACATACGTTCTCCTTAACCTGCCTCTTTGGCAAACTTTACAATTTCGTCAAAGCCTTTTTTACTATCCATCATTCTTTGATGCATTTTTTTCTTGTTAGCAGAACTCATAGAACTGACCAGAGAGTTAATAGCTTCTGCTGCATCTTTATCTAGCTTAACATTCGCACCATCTTTAAGCTTCATGCTACCTGCTTTAACCGACTCTACAAGCTCACTTGACTCCATGAACTGCGAAAATCGTTTAATGCTAGATTCATAAACCTTTTCAGATTCTTTTTCTGAATTGTCCGCTAATCTTTTAGCTTTTTTCTTTTTAGAAGTAAACTGACCTTCTTCTGCTTCTGGATGATCTTGTTTAACGACTACGTGTTTGTCAACAAAGTCTTGCTCATCCTTTGACTTGGGTCTCTCTACTGTTTCTATAATATCCCGCAAGGTTTTCATCCCTTACTCTCCTTCTGGTTCTAAAGCCTCGGATTCGTCCTCAACTTCGGTTTCTTGTTCATAATTTGAGAACATTTGGTCATATTTAATTTCAACTGCATTTGAAACTTTATTGTTCATAATATCGCTAAACGTACCCCTGAACTCATCTGGCTTAGAGTTGATCGCCTGTCTAACTAAATCTACTGTATCTTGGTCCATAATTAATTTCTCCTACGTTTATTATTTATAAAATAACTATATTCTTGCTATGTAAGATGTTTTCTTCAAGTTATCTTTCAGTTTAGCACCAGTTGATCCTGCTATCTGGTGTTCTGAAAGTAGTTCATCCCAAACTTTATCTGCTGCTGCATTAGAGATGGCGGTAACATCGGCTGGTGTAATCGCAACAGCAAGTGCCTCTACCGTAATCAATTCAACAATGTTGGATCTAACCAACGACACCGAAACACCGTTCGCAAATCGAAACGGTGTTTCACCGGCTTCTCTAGTATATAGGTTACCTGTTATAGTCAGTGTGTAGGACGTTCCACTAGAAGCAGGTTGTATTCTCCAACCGTTCTCTAAGAAGAAGGTAGTACCTAGATCCTGACTATCTGTAATTGGGTCACCACCAACAGCAGTAAATGCCTTTGCCCATACAATAGGAGGAGGCGATTCTGTTGAAAACTGCGACCACTCTTTCCAAGCAGAATACAAATCAGTTTTAACGTTTAACTCTGTGACCCCTTCTGCAACATAAATGTTTCTGTTAGCGCCATCAAATGATACCTTTTGGTTAGGATGACCGCCTGCTGCGGCAGTCTCCCAGTTCCACCACGATCCATAGTTGAAATGAATAGATGGCATTACTGTGTGCGCTCTCGCCAATAGATAGACCAGTTTAACCTAACGTTGTTCCAATCCACCGCTAAAGCATCACCATCAGCA